AAGCTCTTATCAAAGCCAACGGACAACCTACTAAGGCAGCCGAAATACTTGGTGTTACCTATCCATCTGTATATGGGCGCATTCGTAAAAACCCTGAATTGGAAATTGTCCAAAAAGCCTATCGAGCACGTACATTTAATGATGTATCTAACTTAGTGTCTGCCATTGCTATTATAGGTGTTATCCGTGAACCCCTCACTGATGAAGAAGGTACGGTAATACCTAACCAATTCCGTGAAGTAGTAGTAGACCAAAAAACACGAATGACCGCAATGCAAACAGTACTATCCACTTTCAAAACCGATGATGGTATAAAAGAGGAAGTATCCGTACAAGGTTCTATTGACATCGCTCAATGGCTCAAAAGCAACAGTAAAAGTAATGATTAAAATACAACCAGTATATAATCCTTTATACCTGAATAAAGATAAGTTCATCATTATACTCTCAGGAGGTCGAGGCAGCGGAAAATCTTACAACGCCTCTACCTTTCTTGAACGCTTATCTTTTGAAGCAGGGCATAAGATACTATTCAGCCGTTATACGATGGTATCCGCTCATAGTTCTATCATTCCAGAGTTTGAGGAAAAAATACAAGCTGAGGGAACACAAGCGTATTTTGATATTACCAAAACAGCAATTAAAAACACCTTTTCAGGCTCTGAAATACTATTTAAGGGTATTAAAACCTCATCAGGTAACCAAACTGCTAACCTTAAATCATTACACGGTATTACCACATTCGTAGGTGATGAAATGGAGGAATGGTTATCAGAAGATGACTATGAGAAACTAATACTATCAATCCGTCAAAAAGGCAAGCAATTGCGGGTTATACTCATTCTGAACCCCTCCAATGCCGAGCATTTCATTTATAAGAAGTACATTGAAAAAACGCATAAAATAGTAAATATTGACGGTGTAGAGGTGCAAATATCCACCCATCCCGATGTATTGCATATTCATACTACCTACTTTGATAATAAAGAAAACCTCAATGAGCAGTTTTTTAAACAGATTGATGAAATCAAAACCCAAAGCCTCGCACAAGCTACTGATGAGCAAGGAAATTTCTCTCAATCTATGTTCAACAAAACCAAATACGCACAAAAGACTATAGGTCGCTGGGCTGATGTATCCGAAGGGGTAATATTCACCGATTGGGAGATTGGAGAGTTCGACACCTCATTACCTTATGGATACGGACAAGATTACGGATTTAGCATTGACCCTGATACACTCATCAAAGTAGCCGTGGATAATCGTAGCAAAATCATCTACATTGATGAAAAATACTATAACAACAAGCAATTATCCTCTGATGGGCTTTACCAACTTAATAGCACTTTGATAGACCGATCCGATGACCTTATTGTTGCCGATAGTGCCGAACCCCGCCTGATTGCAGACCTAAGAGACAAAGGACTAAATATTGAGCCTTGCGAAAAGGGAGCAGGAAGCGTATCGGCAGGCATTACTACTATGCTCAATTATAAGTTAGTGGTAACTCCTCACAGCTTCAACGTAATGAAAGAGTTAAAAAATTACGCTTGGAACGATAAAAAAGCAGGTATCCCCATAGATAACCACAACCACGCTATAGATGCTATCCGTTACATCACAATGAAGCTACTAAGTGGAACAAATAACAACCTATATCAACTCGCCTCAATGATTTAAAAAAATATAGCAATATGAACGAACAATCTATTACACAAGAAGAATTTAAAACAAACGCTACAACTGTAGATATTGAGCCTTACAAACGCCAGTACGATGTAAAAAAGCACGATATATTCCAAAACAAACACAAATATCCTGACCAGTCTATTTTGATACCAATCACAGATGAAGAGGGTAATCCTATGTTAGATGCTAACGGAAAGGAACGTTTTAGAAAAAGTTATCGTGCGCTCAATCGTGTAGGATTACCTTATCAAAAACGTATTGTAGATATTGCTACAATGTTCCAAACCGCTATTCCCTACAAGTACACCGCTGAAGATAGTCCACTATTTACTGCCTTTCAGTCAGTTATCAAGGCTAATAAAATGAACTTTTCAGACAGCAAAATATGTACAGAGGTAAAACGTTATACGCAAGTAGCTGAATTGTGGTATTTAGAAGAGCAACCTAATGAAAAATATGGCGTAAAATCCGACTTTTTGTTGTACCACAAAATACTATCCCCTGAAAAATATAACCTATACCCACGCTTTGATGATAATGATAACCTCATATCATTTGGAATTGAAAGCACAAGTAAGGACGGTAAAAAAAATATATTCCAAGCCTTCACCACTGAATTTATATATACTTTCACTACTGAAAACGGACAAACTACTACCGAAGTGAAAGAAAATATCATCGGTAAAATACCAGTAGTATTGTACCAGCAAGATAAACCCGAATGGGATGCCGTACAGCACCTTATTGAGATTGCCGAAGTACAACGTACCTACTTCTCTGAAAGTAACAGAAAATTTGGTGAACCTATTCTAATGATAGCAGGCAAAGTCGAGGGGAAAATGTCAGGTAACAACACGGGCGGTAAAGTCTTTGAAGTAAAAGATGGTGGAAACGTGCAATTTGTCGTACCTCCTAATGCTAATGAGAGTTTCGACAAAGAAATGAGTATGAACCGCCGTGATATACACGAGTTCTCACACACCCCCGACCTTTCCGATGAGTTCTACGCAGGTAAAGGCAATATGCTCTCAGGAGTAGGGCGCAAACTGGCTTGGTTACCCGCACACCTCAAAGTAAAAGACAATGAGGCTATATTCATACCTGCATTACAAAGGCGTATCAATATCATTTTGGCTTTCCTTTCAAAGATGTATTTACCCTTTGAAAAGGAAATGAAAGATATAGATATTACCCCTATCATTACCCCATTTGATATTGATGATGATACCGAAATGATACGTACCCTTACAGAAGCCAATGGTGGCAAGCCTCTTATATCACAGCGTGAAGCAATGCAGCGTTTTGGTATCACCGACCCTGAAGCCCAATTACAGCAAATCAAAGACGAGGAAAATAGCAACCTCAATGAAGCAAGTATCTAATGAACTATGATGATCAACATAGGAAGCACCTAATGGCATACCTACAACAGATAGAACGATTGTTTTATCAGCTTGTAGGTACAGCCGTCTTTATAGCCCTTAAAACCGATTATAAAGAACTCGTCACAAGTACATTATTTGCTTTTGCAAACACAAAGAAAGGTAAATCTTTTGAAAAGGAATTAGCTAATTTCAGCAACCAATTAGACCAAATTATAAAGCAAGGTATCGCCAAAGAATGGGCATTTGCAAACAGCAAACAGGATAAGCTACTAAGAGAAGGACTAACCAAATATAAAAACCTTGAAGCCCTCGAAACATTCAAAACACGTAAGATTAAAGATTTTACCGTTTCCGACCGTGTATGGGACATTGCTAAAAAAGCACAAACAGAATTAGAACTCGCCTTATCTGTTTCCTTGGAGGAGGGTAAAAGCGCGGTACAGTTAAGCCGTGAGATACGCAACCTATTGAACAATCCTACCGCCCTATTTCATAGAGTTAGGGACAAATATGGTAACCTTGTACTAAGTAAGAACGCCCAAAACTATCACCCTGGGCAAGGAGTGTATAGAAGTGCCTACAAAAACGCTTTGCGACTTGCAAGTAATGAGATTAATGTAGCCTATAAGTCCGCTGATTGGTTACGGATACAGCAAAACCCTGATGTAGTAGGCTTTGAAGTACGCCTATCCCCACAGCACAAAGTCTATGATATGTGCGATGAACTCAAAGGCAAATACCCCAAAACATTCCACTTTCACGGCTGGCACGTAGGCTGTAAATGCCATATAGTAAGCATTCTCAAAACACCCGATGAACTCATCAAGGAATTAAAAGCTGATGAAGAATTACCACCCGAAAGTTCGTCTAATTACATAAGTGATGTACCAAGTAATTATAAGCAATGGGTAACAGATAACAAAGATAGGTTCAAGAATTGGAAAACAAAGCCATATTTTATTGAGGCTAATAAAGGTGTTATAGCGCCAACAATGAATGATGATATTATTCTAAAGAGCAGATATAATAACATTACATTTTCAGAAAAATATAAAGGTAAGAGAGGCGGAATTGTAGAAGTGTTTAATAATGGTAAACAGAGAAAACAAGAGTACAATAAAAATCTAAATGCACTAAAAATACTCGCTGATACGGGAGAAAGATATAGAATGCTTCCTATTATAGAAGATGGAATAAAAACCCAGATGCATTTAACCTAAAAACTAAAAAATATACTGATATAAAAATTGCAGAAAGCACTAATGCTAAAAATATCATTCAAAGCGCAATGAAAGAAGCAAGTAAACAAAAAGCAAGTGAAGTTATAATACATCTACCTATAAAGCCTGATAGTTATAAACAAATGTATAGGTCGTTAAGAAGTAAACTCAATGAAGGACATTATCAATCATTAGAAATTTTAACAGTTATATACCCTAATAATCAAGTAAAAATATACAACCTTAACAGAATAAGAGAGTATATAAAAAAGACACCTCAAATATAATTGCGCATTATATTTGAGGTGCTGGGGGTGCGGTCTATAGTGGCACGAAGCCACGTACCTCACCTTGTAAAGTTCATAAATACCCTTTACAACACCGCAAAGATACAACAATATTTTTAAATGGCAAAAAAATATGAAAATAAATAACATCGACATACAAACCACTTACCGCACTTACTTGTTAGATAGCAATTACAAAGACCTTCTTTGCTTTCCCCCTCTCAAAAAATTATCTTCCAACGATTGGGCTGAGTACTATGGCAAAGAGTACGACACCGATAGTCCTAAACTCGATACAATTCAGATCACTTTATCATTTTTTAGTGAAGCGAACCAGAACGAACCATTCATCAACTTTCTTACGGCTCAAACTTACAATACATTCCACTTTGAAGAACTCAATAAAACATTTCAACTTCGATTAGTATCAGTAAAAAAAGCCAAAAAAGAACAAACATACATCAGCTACGATATTACTTTTGCTTCCGATTTTCCTTTGGAAGGCTATACATATACCGCCCCCAATGCTACACTACCCACTTCAGGCTTCACTATAGACGGCATAGATGTATCCAAATACGGCATTTATCTACTCGAAGAAAACCAAAATACAATCCTAAAAGATTACGAGGTAAAAGAACACCTCACTATCAATAGTACAGCCATTAGCGGGGTGCAATATGCGCAACACACAAACCAATTTAAAGAGCGCACCCTCGAACTACATTGCTACATTTCTCAACCCATTAGCAACTTTTGGCAACTATACGAAGCCTTGTTATACAATCTCACCAAACAAGGCGAACGAGTGATAAAATACACTACATTCCAACCTCAAAATGCTATCTACCAAAAAGCAAGTGTTAAGAACGTTTTTCTTATTCAAAGCACCCTAAAAGTAGAATTTACCATCACTTTTGTACTTACCTAACATCACTTCAAATATTTACTAAATAATTACTAAAACACTATACCAGTGCAAAGAGAAGTCCACCTTACCTTTGCACTGTATTATTTATGCACCAATGAAACTCAATTTTAACGCTACATATATAGACATTCTCCCCACTGATGAGAGTTATCGTTACCGCTCTATAATGGGCGAGCATACTCTTACCTTATTTTTCTCACTATCCACCTATACCGACATTCCAACTGGTGCGTGGTGCGAGTTTGCTAATGAGCGTTATACTCTTAACCAACCTGCTAAAATCGTAAAACATAACACTCGAAATTTTGAATACACCCTCACTATGGACAGCGAGGGCGCAAACCTCAAAAACTACAAATTTCGCAACCCCAACGATAAAACCCTAAAATTCCCTTTCACCGCCTCACCTCGCTACCACGTGCAAATCCTTGTCGATTGCCTCAATATGATAGATAGCGGGTGGCAAGTAGGTAATTGTATAGAAGCCTCTGAAAAACTTGTTTCTTACAATCATAACAACTGCCTCGAAGCATTGGAAATGATAGCCAAAGCCTTTGAAACCGAATACGAAATCATAGGTAAAACCATTCATTTGCATAAGGTAGAGTACTTTAAAAACAATCCTCTACCACTTCAATATGGCAAGGGAAAAGGCTTTAAGACCGGTGTAAGTCGCACTACCGAACAAAGTCGTGTTACTCGCTTATATGCACAAGGAGGCGACCGTAATATTGATCGTTCCAAGTATGGCAATAAAGAATTGTTACTACCTAAATCACAAGAATACACATACGAAGGGGTAACATTCGTTTCAGATGACAAAGGGCTATCGATAACAATCAAGAACGCCAAAAATAACGGATTTATAAATGAGCAAAGCCTCGACCTCTCACACATATACCCCAAACGCAAAGGTACTGTATCAGGTTTTTTTGCAGTAGATATAGATAAACACTTCTACGATATATTTGACGATTCCATACCACAAGCCCTCGATTTCAATGCAATGCAAATCAAAGGCGAAAAAATGCTCATCTACTTTGAAAGCGGTATGCTGTCTGGTAGAGAGTTTGAAGTGTCCAACTATAACCACGCCGAAAAACGATTCCAACTTGTTCCTAAAGAAGAAGACGGTGTTACTATGCCCAACGATATATTCCGCCCCAATATAGGCGACGAATATTCTGTTTACAATATGCAAATGCCTAACGCCTACATCAGCGACAACGCTACAAAATCAGGTGCAAGCTGGGAGATGATGAAAGAAGCGTGTAAATACTTATACGAAAATAGAGCAGACTTATTTACATTCACTGGAGACTTAGATGGTATATACGCCAAAAAACACTGGGCAAATATAGGAGGTCGCCTCAAAATGGGTGCATATATCAATTTTTCCGATACCGAATTTCAGCGCACCCCCGTTCCTATTCGCATTGTAGGGCTAAAAGAGTATGTAAATAACCCCTACAGCCCACAAATAGAGCTATCTAACAAAGTACAAGGGCATTCTTTTGCTTCTGAAATGCGCAAACTCCAAAACCAAGAAGTATATTTTGGAGAACTCAACAAGCGCACACAATCACTAACCAAAAGAAGTTGGCGTGATGCTCAAGAAACTATTAAACAGATAGAAGCCGCCTTTCCTGAATATACCAAAAGCATCGTCCCTGCTACTGTACAAACCATGATGGCTCTCATAGGTAACAAATCTACTCAATTTGATTTTGTAGTCTCAAAAACAAACCCAGTAAAAACCCCTCACACACTCTATTTCGACAAGAATAGCAAGCAAATCAATGCAGGTAGTGGGTGGCTCAAACACTTTACATTAGGAAGTAGCGATATAACCCCTAATCGTGATGCTAACAGCTATAAGTATTGGAATATTCCTGCTTTCGTATCAGGTAGATTAGACGATAAGGCTAAAACCTATTACATCTATATCAAAGCATCCAAAACCGCTGAAACGGGCGAGTTTATCCTATCCGAAAACAAAATAGATATAGAGCAAGAAGCAGGCTTTTATCATTTCCTATATGCCACCATCAATTCTGAATACGAAGGTGAGAGAGGTATTGCTAAACTCAATGGCTTTACTGAAATCACTGGTGGACAAATCAAAACTGATAAGATAACATCAGGAAATGGAGAGCAGTATATACATCTCTTTGATGACCATATAGAAATCAAAGCCAATCTCAAAATAACAGATGGCAACAAAACAGAGATAAAGCAACTTATAAATCCTGATTTGCAGTCATTGGAGAGTAGGCTAAATTCAAATATTAACAATATTAAGGTTGGTGGAAGGAATTTGTTAAAAAATAGTGGTAAAAGAATCACTAATAACAACTATAATATTGCTATATATGAATTAACAGAAAATATTAATGAAGGAGAGGCTGTAACCTTAACAATTAAAGGACAATTAGGAATTGGAAAGACAGTTTTTGCCGTATATAATAGTGGTGATTTTCTTGAGTTATCTCAACTATTTGACAAAGGCAATGGTATTTATCAAAACACATTTAATTGGAAAAAGGTTAGTAATGATGGTAGAACAGCAAATAATCAAACATTATATATTTGGACTTATGATGGTTCTGTTTCTGCTGAAAGTACGATAGAATGGATAAAGCTCGAACGAGGCAATCGTTTTACTGAATGGACTCCTGCTCCTGGTGATTTAGAATCTCAGATTACAACAGCAAAAACCGCTACAGAAGCATACGCACGAGCACAAGCAGAACTAACCAAAACACAAGCTATTGCCAATGCCGACGGCAAAATAACAGCAGCAGAACAACGACAAATACAACAACTCCAACAGAAACTACAAGAAGCTAAAACATTTGCACAGCAAAAAGTGAATGAGTTAAATATTGGAGGTCGTAATCTATTAAGAGGTTCGTCAGGTTTAATTCTATCAAATCAACCTTATTACTTGAAATCAAATTATGCAGGAAATGGCGGATATGTTAATGAAACTTTTAGAGGAAATAAGGTTATTAAACTCATTTATAACTGGCAAGGTTTTCAATGTAGAACAACATTTGAAGATAGACCAATGATTATATCATTTTGGGCAAAAACAACTAAACAAAATATAAAATTTACAGGAATTACTGATGGAAACATAGAGTTTGTAAATGGCAATAATTTAATTCCTGATGGGGAGTGGCATAGGTACTCTATTCGTAAAAATAGTAGAATAGTTACATCAAATAGTTTAAATCAAGGATTTGTAGAATTTTATTATGAAACACAAGCAGAACATATAGCAGAAGTATTAGTATCCTCATTTAAAATTGAATATGGTAATACACCTACCGATTGGTCACCCGCTCCCGAAGATGTATGGGATACCATGGTAGATTTAGGTATCATTGACAAAAATGCAGCGGCTATCAATGAAGCTGAAAAAGCCAATATAAAGTATATCAATGGAGTGTTTAGTAAGGGGGCTGATTATACAGGAGAGACAGGTATTGTTAAAAACACCATCACTACTGGCGCTTTAACTGTTGGAAACACATTAGGTGGAAATGCTGGTATTAATGGTGCGGGACTTGATGGCAAATCTATTCGTTTCTTTGCAGGCAAGACATATTCTCAAAAAGAACAAGCTCCTTTTAGAGTAGATGACAACGGCGAACTATGGGCTACTAATGCACATATATCAGGACAAGTTAATGCTACGAGCGGACAAATTGGGCAATTTTATATTAATACTGAAGAAAATGAAAAGAGAGGAAGGATATATGCAGGTAGTGCTGATACTTCGGAAATAGAAATAGGAAATAGGGGTATTATAGTTGATAGTCGTAGTTCAAAAAATGGTCTTTTTGCTTCTTTTGGAGACTTTAATTCAGCAATTGGTGTTAATACCTATATTGCACAAAAAATTGAATATACAGATGAAGCTACTAATAGAATAGGCTCTTATATAAAGGTTCGTCCTAAAAAGTATATAAAAAACCGTATACAAGGAATGCCTGATGTAGAAAACGTAACTATTGACAATGCTTTAGCTCAATTTATAGATGGGAATATATCAAGTATTGGAAAGAGGGCTATTTATGATGATGGATATATAGGAGTAGCTGATTTAAACACTATCGTTGATAATATAAAATATACTCATACGTTTATATTTACAGGAGTAACTACTGATTTTAGAACTGTATATCTTCCTAATGCACAACAAATAAATCAAATAGTTGGGACAAACAATGCATCCTTTGAACTTGTTATTATAATGGCAGTGAATGTTGATAGTAAGAGAATTAGAGTACAAGGTGTTAATGGAGGAGCCTTGTTAGATAACAACGGAAATTGGCACGCAGGTAATAACTTTGGATATATGGATATGAGCAGAGGAGATATTCTAAAATTAAGATACTATAATGGTAATTATTATATATCAGGACACGATTATTAAAATTTAATTTATACAAATATGCAAATCATTCAAAAAACAACGCGTATCATCGCACAAGAAGAAGTACAAGGAACAAATGTAATGTACTCTTATGAATTCGAAAAAGAACAAAATCCACAAGCAGTGGCGTTCTCTGTACAGAAAAATATTGAAACACAAGGAAGCTATCCTTATTTGTCTGGAACAGTAACCGAGCACGATTTCAATATGCAAAACAACAATTTCCAACCATCGGATATTGACTTGATAAAGCATATTCACACCACTTGCACGGCGATCATCAAAGGAGAAAACACTGAAAAACCAAAATCCAATGATACGAAAAAATAGGTTTCTCGTGCCAAAAGGGTATAGGGCAATTACCCTATATCCTTTCATCTTCGTTCGCAACGATAGTGATAAGTTAGACAAAGAGCTCATCAATCACGAACGTATTCACTTGCGACAACAAAAGGAACTACTGGTGATCCTTTTCTATATCTGGTATTTACTTGATTTTCTTTTCAAGTATTTACGATATCGCAATTGGGACAAGGCTTACCGAAATATCATCTTTGAAAGGGAAGCCTATGCCAACCAAAGCAACCTCGACTACCTCAAGGTAAGGGGTATATGGTGGTTTTGGGGACAATGATTAAATAATTAATTCTAAATCTATGAATAAACTTTTACAATGGTTTTTAAAAGCTAAAATGAAGGTGGCTATATGGGCTACTCCTATAGTACTACTTTTTTACTTTGATGATAAGATACACATCAGAGATAGGGTGTATTACTTCTTCATTGCCTTTTTTAAAAGCATTCCTTTGTTGATGCTGTACTCCTATTTCACAGTTTGGAAGGAGAAAAATGAATTATTCTTTGTGGGAATTAGCTTTATTCTCTTTCTCAATATGGTAGTAGGGGCAACATACCACGCAAAAGCAGGCTCTTTTGATATAAAGCAGTTTCTTTATGGAAATATCTCTGTTATGTTAGTGATTTCTGTAGTGTATATATCTTTATCAGTACTAAGTATCCCGTTGAACGAGAGCGAAATGGGTAAGATGTTTCAGAGTATATTGCAATTTATGACACTTATGTACCCAGTTAGTAAGATAGTCAAGAATGTATTTGTACTCACTGGGGGTAAGTATCCCCCACAATTTATTATGAAAGCTCTCTATAACTATGAAAGGGAGGGTAAATTGAAAGATTTCTTTGATGAAATCAATGGAACAAAAACAAATGAACCTAAAACAGAAGACCATGAACCAAACACAGATTAATTTTATCAAAACCTACAAGCCATACGCATTGGAAACAGAGCGTAAGACAGGCATTTCTCATCTTTTTATCCTTGCTCAGTCAGCATTGGAGACAGGTTGGGGGAATAGTGCTCCTGGCAATATGATGTTTGGCGTGAAAGCGTCTATCTCCACACCTCTTGAAAAGCGTCAACTGGTACAAACTACAGAGATTCTATCCACTGACAAGGCTAAATTCCCTGTTATTATCAGTATAGAAAAACGCCCTGACGGCAAATTTAAGTACACGGTTAAGGACTGGTTCCGAAAGTACGACACGCCTGAAGAGAGCTTTACAGACCATGCTAATTTCTTTTTCAGGAATAAACGATATGCCAAGGCGTTAGAGGTCAAAGCAGACCCTTACAAGTTTGCCGAGGAAGTCGCAAAGGCAGGCTATGCCACCGCTCCGAACTATGCAAATAGCCTAAAAGAACTCATTAGAGAAATTGAAAAAGTAAAATAGTTATGTATGAGAAAGATTTTGTATTTACTATTAGCCCTTGGGTTGACTTTTTCTTGCAAAAGCAAAAAATCAAACCGAACCGAGCTGAAAGAAGAGCAACGGAGCGAAAGAAAGGAAACCAAAGACAGCGCTACACATGTAGAAAAGTCCCAAAAGGTAAGCGTTTTTGACCTTCAGCAGTCCCAAACCTATGAAATCACCCTTGAAAGTGATAGGGATAGTATTGGACATAGCAAAGAAGTAGTGTATTATCGTATCAGGGACGGAGACAAGGAGACTATAAGAGTACAGGGCGGAAAGGTTACCCTTAAAATCATAGACAACCTTTCTAAGAGCTTGCAACAAGCTGATACTACTCTTTATATAGACAATAAGATAAGCCAAAAATCCGAGACACAAAGCCAATATACACAAGCCTCTAAGCATGTGCAGAAAGATATTAAGACAATACCTATAACACTTATCATAAGCGCCTTAATACTTGGTGTATTTGCCTTGCTCTTGTGGAGATTGAAGCTATTTCGGTAAATAATTAAGCCCTCGTAGTGAGGGCTTTTTTTATTGCATGGCATTTTTATCCCCAAACAAACAGAAAAACAAAAAAAATACAAAAAAAGAACAAATTTTATACAAACTGATATACATCTTATTCTCAAGCCCTTGCGTACCTTTGCGGTAAAACAAATTTGTATATCTTATGGAAAAAATCCTACAAGCTCTCAAAACCAAGTATGCGCACTTGGGGTTGAAAGAATCCGTCCTAAAAGTTATCGCTACTCGTTTAGCATCAACGGTTAAGGACGACACGGAAATCGAAAACGCTGTAAAAAGTGTAGAAGAAGAGGTTAAACTATTGCAGTCCGTTGCTGATGAAGGGCGTACCAGCCTTTCCAAAGCTGAGGAAGCTCGTAAGAAATTAGAGAAAGAACTCGAAGAAGCGAGGGCTAAATCTAATCCAAACCCTCCTACTCCATCCACTGAACCTAAACCTGATGAAATACCAACATGGGCAAAGGGTCTTTTGGAAACTGTTACCAATCAAGGTAAGGCTATTCAAGCATTTCAAGCAGAAAAGCAACAACAAACCGCTAAGGAGCGTTTCCTAAACCAACTCAAAACGCAGGGGGTATCAGAGCCATTCTACAAACATCACTTAGGGCGTACTTTCAAAGACGATACCGAAATGGATGCCTTTGTCAGCGAACTAAAAGCTGATGAACAAGCGTTTTTGCAGACCCAAGCCAATACAGGGCTTTCCTCACACTCAAGACCTATTATAGGAGGTGGATTGAAAGAAAATGAACCTA